CCACGATGGACATCCGCGTGGACTACATCCCCGAGCCCACGATACCGTGGGCCACGGCTATCGCAGTCGGGCAGAACGTCTACGTGGACGACCTGAACAGGTTCCATGACATCATCGCGCTCATCGCTTATCTGCAATACGCCATCGTTGACGCCGCAGACAACCAGCAGCTCATGCAGCTACTCGGGCGGCGGCAGCAGCAGCTCCGCGCGTACCTCGAGAACCGGTCCGGGGGCATCACGGAGCACGTCACTGACGTGCGGTGGATGTGAATGGCGGTCAGGTATGACGAAGTCGAGATTCTCACTGGCGGGATCAAGTACGCCCGTCCGTCCAAGGGCGCCTTCGCGCTGAACATGCTCAGGCGCTACGGCGCCTGGGAGGTGCGACAGGGGTTCGGGCAGCTCACGCAGTTCGACTGCCGGCTGACCAACAACATCACCGGCGCGACGGCTGAGTGGGGCTACCAGGAGCACCTCGGCAGCCACGCAATGCACACCAACTTCGGGCACGATCAGATCGTGAGCATCTTCACGGCGAACGTGGCCACCTCGGAGTCGTCCTACCCGGATTTCACACCGGGCTCCACCAAAGGGCGCCGCATTCAGAACGCCACCATATACGTGGTGAGCATTTATGACGTGACCACCGGTGAGCGCTGGGAGGAGCCGTTGTATCGGCACACGTCGGAGTCCGGCCTCACGCGCGACGACCTTGAGTTGCGACACGGGCAGTACGAGACCAGCGCGGACGAGGACTTCCAGTCCTGGCTGCTGGCCACCGGCGCGGAGGCGTTCTCGTTTGTTGAAGTGCGCGACAACCTCTACTTCGGCAGCGCGGCGACCGACCTCTACGCCTACACGCCATGCACCTTCCGCGGCAACCGGCGCCGCCACGTCTCGGGGGCTCACCAGCGCCAATGGGTGCCGCCCTACAGTGAGTCATCGATGGTCTGGCGCGTACGCCCGTCCCCAGGCGCCTTTCCAGAAGTCTACAGCTACCGGAACCGCGCTGGCGTCCCTGCGCCCCAGGCGCTCACGTCTTGGGACGGCCGGCTCGTCATCGCCGGCAACGACCGCGAACTGTTCTTCAGCCAGAAGGACCGGCCGTCTGTCTTCATCGACGAAGACATCATCATCGTGCCCACCGAGCAGCAGATAACCGCCATGGTGCCGATGGGGCAAAGCATCTACATCTTCACCGAGACAGAGACCTGGATGTACCAGCCGGCGAGCCGGGGCGGGGACCCGCTGGCGTCGCAGGGCATGGAGCCGGTCCGCGTGTCCGACAGCATTGGCTGCGTCTCGCAGGCGTGCGTCACAAAGAAGGACGGCGCTGCGGTATGGCTCAGCAAGCAGGGCGTCCACCTGTCGGGCGGCGGCATGGAGATCCAGACGATCTCGGACGACATCGCGCCGCTCTTCACGGACTTCCTGACCGACCCGATGACGACGTTCTTTTCGACCATCACCGGGCAGACGGGCGCGGTGAACGCCAACCTGCCGCAGCGCAATAGCGTCATCACGCTCAACACCACCGGCGCGCACGTCGTCTATAGCGACGCGCTGGCGTCCGTGTTGGTGACGCTGCCCGAGGAGCGGGCGAGCCTGTGCCTTAGCGAGGGCCAGTGGTCGCTCTGGAGCTACGAGAGCAACACCGTGTCGTCGGTAGGGGCGGCGCGTAGGATCCAAGCACCGTGGATCGTAGTGCGCGACCGGCGCATCTTCATGGTCGGAGCTCGCGACACCCAGGTGCTGCTCGACAGGGCGAACTACGGTGGTGACGGTGCTCAGCCGGTCGATGACGACGTCACCTCGCAGTCCGCGTACGTGCTCGAGTATGCGAGGGGCGGCGCCATTGACCGGAGCGTTGACGACGAGGACCACCGCACCGTCGCTGGCAAGTATATCGAGTACCCCATCGCTGGGGCTGGCCCGTTCACGAGCACGCTCTATCTGTCGGAGTGGCTACCGGTCGAGCAGCAGCACAAGTTCAACGGCACCGCGACTGGCGCCGCAGCGCCAAACGGGGAGTCAGCGCCGTCTGCACCCGCGCGCACGGTTCTGGTGCCGGTGCGGTTGGTGCCAGGCATTGCCTACAACTCGGCGGCGGTGGGCATCGAAAGAGTCGAGATCTTCTTCCAGTTCGATAACCAGCACTGGCAACCGGTGTACGAGCCGGCCAGCGTGAGCGACATCGACCTGGGCTTCCCGTCTGAGCGTCTCGGCTCGGCGGCAGCGTGGACGACGGCCAGGGTCGAGGACGGAGCCGGCGTACCGGACGCTACCGGAAACGTGATCCACCTGCTCTGGGATGGCGCGGTGGCGACGCATCTGTTTGCGCCCACGCTCCCGGTCATCCCCGAGCAACTCAACACGCTCTGCTTCATTCCAATGAAGACGATCTCGGACACTGTAGACGTAAGCGGGATGGGTCTACAGCAGGTGGCCGGCGTTCCCTGGTGCGTACTCACCGGCTCGCCCGGCGCGGTGCCCACGGGCGCTGCGATCTGGCGCGAGTGGCGGCTCATCAACGTGCGCAAAGAAGACAGCGAGGCGCAGCCGGTCGATTGGGCGTACATGTCTGACGACGTGGCGCTGCCAGAGGACGCCCGCATCAAGGCCCGCGGGCTCAGCGTGAGGCTGCTGTCTCACGGCCAGGGGCGCGACGTCACCGGCGGGTGGGGGCAGGGCATCTTCAACACCATGATGGCCGCCGACATGAAGTCATGGACGGCGCAGGTGGTCGACTACATCGGTGGCATTGCCACGTTCACGCGCCCCGTGAGCATCAAGACGAACCTCTATCCGAACGTGAACCCGGAGCCTACCGTGCGCAACAGGGTGCAGGACGGCACCGGCACGCTACGCCCTCCGACGTTCGAGCCGGCGGCCATTGTTTATGGCGACGAGGCGGTCAAGTCGTTCGAGAGCAACACGTATCTCATCGGTGACGAGCAAGTGGATGAGGTGACCACCTCGGACTCGGTCAAGGGCGGCTCTGTGAGCACGATGCTGTTCGGGTTCATGCGGAACCCGGCCGAGCGGATCCGGCTCGAGAGCGTTAAGCTGCTCTACCGGGTTGTCGCTGCCGGGCGGCGAAGGAGGGGTAGATGAGCCTCAACGAGATCCTGGTCAGGAACCTGCGCACGGGCACTGGCGCACAAGCCAGCAGGCTGTTGAAGCTCGAAGAGTTCAACGTGCTCATCCGGCGCCGGGTACAGCGGATCGTGGACGCTCTCGGGCTTACGCTGCCTGGCGAGAAGCTCAGCGAGTTCAAGTTGCAGGAAAACACCGTAACACTCGCTGGCGAGCACGGAGGCGGCATCTTCAGAAAGCCCGATGCCACCCTGTTCGGCGCCGGGCCAAACGCCAGGATGCGGAAGCGCGTCGTTGTCGAGGCAGACGCTGTCTTCGACCGGATGACCATGTCCGCCCCCATCGAGGATCTGCGCTGCGTGCTGGTCAAGTCGCCCGCCGTTGTGCTCTTCAGGGGCTGCGTCTTCGAGCGCCCCCTCGATGCGACCACCCCGTTCATCGAGGTAGAGGCCGGTGCCAAGGTGACGCTGCTGGGCTGCGTCTTCAGGGGCGGCGGGACGACCGCCAGCCCGGTGGTGCTGCACGCCGGTCTCCCGGCTGATGTGCAGATCGCATTCAGTTACGACAGGACCGGCAACGCGCTGCTCTTCAATGTCGGCACTGCGACGGGGACGGGTAACCACTAGTGGCCTGGCAGCGACATACGCGCAAGACGACCAAGGAAGTCTTCTATGGTGGCACCACGATCGACGGTTCTCGCCTGGAAAAGGCACTGGGTGAAGTCGAAGATGCCGTCAACAACGTCCCCAAAGGCTCGCTCAAGCAGCGCTTCGTGGCTACGCAGTACCACTCGGGCTTTAACCCGCAAGATCGGGCGAACGCTCCCAGCTTCCACCACAAGTCTCCGTGGCTTCGTGCGCTGAACGGCAGTGCCGACACCCTGGGCGACGTGGCTGAGAACGGACCGTTTAACCGGGCGCGCTTCAAGGGCACTCAG